AACAATATTTGATTACGTACATACCTTTTTAGGCGGCGGAATGGTCGATGTTGAACTTGATCCTATACATTATGATACAGCATTAACGAAAGCACTTACTCGATACAGACAACGATCTGATTATGCAGTAGAAGAAAGTTATTTGTTTATGCCTACTATTGTAGATCAAAACGAATATATTCTACCAAATGAAGTAATGGAAGTAAGAAAATTATTTCGTAGAAGTGTAGGATCACGCTCAGGCGGTGGTGACGGCGGAAGTATGTTTGAACCATTTAATTTAGCATATACAAATACATATCTATTAAGTTCTTCTAAACTAGGCGGCTTAGCAACATATGACATGTTCTCACAACACCAAGAATTAGTAGGTAGAATGTTTGGTAGCTTTATTGAATTTACTTGGAACACTACAAATAAAAAATTAACATTACTACAGCGTCCTAGAACGGAAGAAACGCTACTATTATATTGCTATAATTATAGACCAGATAGTGAGATATTAAGTGACTACTTGGCTGTACAATGGATTAAAGATTATACGCTTGCAAGTTGTAAATATATGCTAGGCGAAGCACGTTCAAAGTTTGCTACTATTGCAGGACCACAAGGCGGCTCAACATTAAACGGCGATACACTTAAAGCTGAAGCACAAGCCGAAATGGAAAAACTCGAAGCTGAAGTAGCAATGGCACAAGCAGGCGGCACAGGTTACGGATTCTTAATCGGATAATACTTGACAAACTACAATTTATGTAGTATATTAAAAGTATGAAATTAAAGTTGTTAGTTATTGGCCACGGACGCCACGGTAAAGATACTGTATGTGAAATACTTAGAGACAAGTACGGATATAGTTTTGAATCAAGTAGTCAGTTTTGTTCTAAGCTGTTTATTTACAATATGTTAAAAGACAAGTATGGATACAGTACTGAAGAAGAGTGCTACGCTGATAGACATAATCATAGACAGGAATGGTACGAAGCTATTTGCGACTACAATGTTCCGGATGCTGCCACATTAGGTAGAGAAATATTTGCAGCACATGACATTTATTGTGGATTACGTAATAAACGTGAATTTCATGCTATGAAGAATACTGGAGTTTTTGACAAAGCTATTTGGGTAGATCGTAGCCAATATTTAATGCCTGAATCGGCAAAGTCAATGAGCCTTGAACAATGGATGTCAGACTTTACTATTGACAATAACGGCGATTTAGAAGAATTAGAATTTAATATAGATCAACTTATACAACATATTGATCCTTATAGCGCAACTTTAAAAGTCAGGTCTTAAATCACCCTGCCGCCATTTTACTCCTTCTTTTTGTAAAATTCTTTGGCAGTTTGCACATACAGTTTTTAAGTTACTCGGCCGACAATTGTTTAAGTCACCGTCTATATGAAATACATTATATTGTTCTTCGTGTCTTGATTTGAATCCACACTTCTCACAATGACTCTTTTTGATATAGCCAGCTTGTTTCCATTTAGGAATGCCGTGTCCTACTCCATTACGCAAACATGTTTCACATAGCTTGCGATAATAAGTTTTACCTTCTTTTTTATAGTTTATTGCTGCTGGGCGGTGCCCACAAGTGCATAATGGTCTCATATTGTATTTACCTCACCTTTTCGATCCCTTTTCTATGGGGTTTAACTAAGCCTTTTTTAGTTTTATTAATAAATACATTAGAATAAGCAATTTCATAGGAGATAAACAACATGGCATTATTTTCACCAGGTGTTGAGGTTAATGTAATCGACGAGAGTTTCTACACTCCATCGGCTGCAGGCACCGTACCGATGATCTTTGTAGCGAGTAAGGAAAACAAAACTAATTCGTCAGGATCAGGTGTAGCTGAAGGCACACTAAAAGCAAACGCAGGAAGACCATACTTGGTCACATCACAAAGAGAGCTCGGAGAGTTATTTGGCGATCCGGTATTTATGAGTGACGGCAACGGCAACATGATTCACGGGGGTGAATTAAACGAATACGGATTACAAACAGCATACTCAATACTAGGTGTAACAAATAGAGCTTTTGTTACTAGAGCTGATATTGATATATCTAAATTAGAAGCTAGTGCAACTGCACCAGGTGGCGATCCAGCAGATGGCACATATTGGTTTGATTCAGAATCAACTTCTTTTGGTATTGCTGAATGGAACGGCGCTGCAATTACTACTGTTGGCGGACAAACATTTACAACAAAAACTCCAATCGTTCTTACACCAACTGATGTTGCAAGAACAGCTAACGAGAGTTTAGCAGCACCGGGAGCACCTAAGAAGTCCGTAGGACAAATTGGTGACTATGCTGTTGTAGCAATTACAAATTTAAACAAACTATATTATAAATCACCAGGATACGGTGCAAGTATTGCAGTTAAAGAAGCAAACATCGGCGATTGGGTCGAAGTTGGTTCATTAAATTGGAAAGGTAGTTGGGCAACTATAAAAAGTGAAATTGCTGGCCCAACCTTTGATGCATCACTTGCATTTACAATTGACGGAACATCTGTTACACGAGTTGGAACAAGTGCCGCACTTTTAGCAGCAGAAATTAATAATGAAACTATTTCGGGCGTAAGTGCAAATGTTGTAGATGGTGAATTAGAAATTTACACAACTAACGATAGTGTTCTTTTAGCAGGTGCTGGATTAGCAGAGTTTGGCATAACAGCTGGAACTTACTATTCGCCAGCATTACAAATATCAACACACACTAATGTTCCTGCGTATAAAACAGGCGATACTGAAACAAGACCAACTGGTTCAATTTGGTATAAAACTACTGAACCAAATGCAGGTATGAAGTATAGTGTTAAGCAATATAACGAAGATACAGAGCTTTGGGAAGTTATTCCTGCTCCAGTATATACAACAAGTGCAGCAGCATTATACAGTCTAGATAGAACCGGTGGCGGCGAAAATCTACAGATTGGCGATTTATATGCAAAAGCAAATGATGCAGAAGCATCAAGTCCAAATGTTGCAAACTTTAAGTTTTACAGAAGACAAGTTCTCGGACGTACATTAGCAACAAGTGAAAAAGTTACAGGCACAACACTAGGTGCAGGTACTTATAAAATTGCTATTGCAGAAACAAAAGTTAATAGTAGCGAATTTACAGTACCAAAAGTAGCAACAATTACAATTGCTAATGCTGCAACTTCAGCTGTTGCTGATGATGTAGCTGCTGGTATTAATGGCGCAGGCTTAACAAATGTTACAGCTGAAATTGATGCACAGAATAGAATTTTACTAGGACATGCAACAGGCGGCGATGCAGTAATTTATGACATTGACGGGTTACTAGCTGATCTAGGATATACAGCATTTGATGCTGCTTCTCCAGCAACTACTGCTAACTTCTATGATGCACCTGCACAATTAGCAGCAGACGCATTAACAGATATTCCGACACAATCACCGGCTTTAACATCAGTAGATGGTACATATCTACTTTCAAACTGGAGACCATTAGAATATACTCCGTCACCAGATGCTCCAACATCATTGACAGCAGATGGCGAACTATGGTATAGTTCAGTAATTGACGAAGTAGATATTATGGTACATGATGGACCAACAAACGGTTGGCAAGGATATCAAAACGTATATCCAAATACATCGCCAGCTGGTCCAATTGTTTCGGCAACTGAGCCAGAGCAACAGTCAGACGGTAGTGCGCTAGTTGATGCAGATCTTTGGATTGATACTTCAGATTTAGATAACTATCCAAACATTTATCGTTACAATGTTGCATTGCAAGCATGGGTTTTAGTTGATAAAACAGACCAAACTTCAGAAAATGGTGTGTTGTTTGACGAAGCACGTTGGGGATTAGCAGGTAGCGATAGTGATGCAGCAGATGTTGTTGATCTACTATCAAGCAACTACTTAGATCCAGATGCACCAGATCCTGCACTATATCCAAGAGGTATGCTGTTATGGAACCTACGTAGAAGCGGATTTAATGTTAAACGTTTTGTACGTAATCACATTAATTTATCTGATGATAACATTCGTAACGGCGACGAAGTAATGACATCTTATTATCCACATCGTTGGGTAACAGACTCAGGTAACAACGAAGACGGATCAGGAACATTTGGACGTTTTGCACAGCGTAAGTCAGTTGTACAAAAACTACAAGCAATGGTAAATGGAAACATTGACATTCGTGACGAAGAGTTGATTAGATTTAACTTAATGGCAACACCTGGATATCCAGAGCTAATTGGTGAAATGATTGACCTAAACTATACACGTAGATTAACAGGTATGGTTATTGGTGATACACCAATGCGTTTAACACCAGATGCAACTTCGTTAAACGACTGGGCACAAAACGCAAACTTAGCAGTTGAAGATAACGAAGTGGGCGGTCCAAGTAGAGATGAATATCTAGCTATGTACTATCCAGCAGGATTCAGCAGTGATAACTTTGGTAATAATATTGTTGTACCAGCAACGCACATGGCGCTACGTACAATTATATTAAGTGATCAAAAGAGTTATCCATGGTTTGCACCAGCAGGTGTTAGAAGAGGTGGCGTAACAAACGCAACTGCAACAGGCTATATTAATGATGAAGGTGAATTTTATAGTATTGCACTAGGTAGTGGTGTGCGTGACACATTATATCTAAACAATATTAACCCGATTACATTTATTGCTGGCGCAGGTATTCAAGTGTTTGGACAAAAAACTCGTGCAAGAGCAGCTACAGCATTAGATAGAATTAATGTTACTAGACTTGTAATTTACATGAGAACAACACTAGAAGCATTGGCAAGACCATACTTGTTTGAGCCAAACGATAAGATTACACGTGATCAAATTAAACAGGCTACTGAAGGATTCTTACTAGAATTAGCAAGTTTAAGAGCATTGTATGACTATGTTGTTGTATGTGATGAATCAAATAACACACCTGCAAGAATTGACAGAAATGAACTTTGGATTGATGTTGCAATCGAGCCAGTCAAAGCTGTTGAATTTATTTACATTCCATTGAGAATTAAAAACACAGGTGAAATAGCAGCACTAGGAAGCTAATCATAAATTTGGGGGGTAGAAAAAATTACCCCCCAACTATGATAAATAATATTACTAGAGAGGATAACAAATGCCAATTAATTCACTAAAAAATATATCAGTTCCTGTTAATGACGGACAGAAGAACGGCACACTATTAATGCCTAAACTTCAGTATCGTTTTAGAGTTGTTGTATCAAACTTCGGTAACTCAACAGACTTAACTGAAATTACAAAGCAAACAGTCGATGTTACAAGACCAAACCTAACGTTTGAAAACATCACTATTGATGCATATAACTCAAGAAGCTACATCGCTGGTAAGCACACTTGGGAACCAGTTACACTTACATTACGTGAAGATGTAAATAACAGAGTACAAAGACTTGTAGGCGAGCAGCTACAGAAACAATTTGATTTCTACGAACAAGCTTCAGCTTTCTCAGGCGGTAGCTATAAGTTTGGAATGGCAGTTGAAGTACTAGACGGTGGTAACGGTAACTTTGATACTAATGTTGTTGATAGAATCAACTTAGTAGGTTGCTACATCGAATCAGCAAACTACAATTCATTAGCATACGCTACAAACGATCCAGTAACAATTACACTATCTATACGTTACGATAACGCAATTCAAACAGAAGAAGATGGCGTAACTAGAACAGCTGGACTAGGTATTTCAGTAGGTAGAAGTACAGCTAATACAACTATTAACACTTCAGAAGGTCCAACTCCTGAATAGTAGTACATTTGGCATTTGAGATTAAAAATGGGAGGCTTTATGTCTCCTATTTTTTTGAGTATTTTTTTACAGATAAATAATGTATAGGAGATTGTCATGGCCGAAACAAATATGAGAGATTATCAACACGCTCATAGATTATATACGCAACAGCGTATGAACTTCTCGCCAAAGGTAAAGTTCCTTTACCATTGTGTATTTGAACTTTCAACTGAAGCTAGAGCTCATGCAACTATTTCAGTACAAGAAGAATCGTTACTAAATGTTCTAGTAAAAACTGTTGATCTTCCTAGCTATAGTGCAAGTGTTGAAACTAGACAGCAATATAATAGAAAAAAGAATATACAAACTCGTGTTGATTATGATCCAATTACTGTAAAGTGGCACGATGATAAAGCAGGCGTAACTATGAGTTTGCTACAAGAGTATTATACATATTATTTTAAAGATGGCAATTATAATGACGGTACAGGTAGTGCATTAGGACAAACATTTGGATCGAGAGACAAATATAAAGATAAAGTTCCTAGCTACGGATTAGATAACAACAGACAAATTCCATTTTTTAAACAAATAAAAATATTTCAATTAAGCAGAAATAAATGGAACAGTTTTACTTTAATTAATCCAATTGTAGAACGTTGGCAGCACGATACAATGGATTCTTCAGACGGTATAGGCATTGCTGAAAATACTATGACAATTATGTACGAAGGCGTTATATATGATCATGGCGAAGTTGAAATTGGTCCAAACGGCGAGCCTAAAACATTTGGAGATCCAAGAACAGGATACGATGCTACTCCGAGTCCATTAGGAAATCAAGATCTTTATCCTAGTCAGCAATCAAACTATGTTTTAGAAAATCAAGCAACGCCGGTATATCAATCCACAGCAACTATGTCACAAAATCCTTTTAGTATTCCAGGGTCTGGCAGTTTTAGTAATGGTGTTCAGCCAAGTCCGGGCGGATTAGCTGGCTTACTATTTCCAAATTCAAATAGAGGCACAACTGCTTCTAATCAACAGCAATCGTCACAAGTTAGAGACGGTAGTGATATTGTAAGTGTATTATTAGATAATCCTAGTATTCGAAATACAGTTGTAAGAAAAGTAATAGGCACAGGCAATGCAACTAGTATTGGATTAAACAATCTTTCACAGTATAATACACTAAGCGGAATTGCTCAATTAGCAGTAACTAACCAAGTACTTGATAGTATCGGTTTAGGCGGTAATAGACAAGCACTAAACATTGCTAGTGCCGTAATAGATGCAGTAGGCGAAACTTCTAGAGTAAATAGAAGTACAGAAACACCAAGTTTAACAGGAGTTAGAATTCAAAGCCCATCTCAGGCTGCTGATATAATAAGCCGTATTAGTACTAATGGTGCTTCATCAGATCAACAGCGAGCGTTTGTTGCAGCTGAAACTGCTAACATACCCGGATTAGGTGTTGCAACAGAACAGGCAATTTTAGACAGTGATTTATCACCAGTACAAAAACGTGCAGCAGTTTTAACAATTCAGACACAACGAAAATTGTATAATTCAAGATATACCTAAGGAAACAACATGCCTTCAAATTTACCAGCAAATACTAATACTGACAGTGCTGATGCAACTAAAAAATTCTTTGATACTTATAATAGAGAATCATTTTCATTCTCAAGTAACGAAGTTGATGCTGTAATTGGTTATTTTTTGAAAAGAGGTTTTGAAAGGGTAAGTGCTATTAACACAGCAGCAGTACTTTTAGAACAAGCAAAGAAAGACAACTTTAGTGTTCAAAAACTTATAGATACATTAGATGGTTTAACTGATGTTAAACTGAGTAATGCTGTAGCTACTATTCTTAATATTAACAGACCTAAAAGTAGCCAATTAGGATTTAAAACAGACTTTGCTGGAACAAGAATAGAACAACGTAATATTATTCCATGAGTAGAAAATATGCTTCAGGTAAATTTGATTTAAAAAACCCAGAAAAATATGTAGGAAAGAAAACACCTACATATAGAAGTGGATGGGAATTTACCTTTATGAAATTTTGTGACGAACATCCTGCTATTGCACAATGGGCTAGCGAAGCAATAC